GGAGAGCGCAGCGGAATGTGGCGAGAAATGGCACGCATCATTTGTGAAGTACAGCCCAGATTTGCGTTTGTGGAAAACTCACCAATGCTCACTTCTCGGGGACTTGGAACCGTTCTTGGAGACTTGGCCGCAATGGGGTTTGATGCGAAATGGGGAGTGCTGGGAGCAGCAGACATTGGCGCAAACCACCAGCGCAACCGCATCTGGATTGTGGGCAACGCCAGCAGCATCAGACGGTCAGCGGGGCGGGACGATCACGGACAAGATGACGGGTCAAAGCCTGCCACAGATGGTCAACACGCCAGCCAAATGGCCTACGCCGCAAGCCTCAGACAACAGGCCCAGAGCGACATTTGCGAGTACTCAAAGAAGGATGGAAATGGGCAAGCAAATCAGTTTGGAAGCGAAGGTGAAATGGACAACACCGACAGCACATATGGCGAAAGAAACAAATGCGCCAAGCGAATATTTAAGAAATACGCCAACATTAACAGCGCAAGCGGGTGGGCAACTGAACCCAACGTGGGTAGAGTGGCTAATGGGGTGGCCGCTAGGGTGGACAGACTTAAAGCCATTGGCAACGGACAAGTTCCATTGTGTGCCGCAACAGCTTATCAGCTTCTCAGTAAATAATGGTGAAATATGAATAACGCATTAGAAAAATATGAGAGCAAAATTGAACGAATTACGGAATCAGGATGCTGGATATGGATGGGCGCAGTAAAAACACATAAACATCCGTATGGCTGGATTTCTTACAAAGGGAAAAACTACAACGCGCATAGGTTGTTTTATATGCTTCATAACAGCATTGAATTGACAAATCCTAAAATCCTTGTTTGCCACACTTGTGACGTTCCGCAATGTGTCAATCCAGATCATTTATTTTTAGGAACGCAAAAACAAAACATTAATGATATGTTCAAAAAAAATAGACAATCAAAACATCTTAGAAAACCAAAAATTAGATCAATATTAAATCCAACACAAGTTTTTGAAATTAGAAAAAAATGTTTGTTAAAAATTTCAGATGAAAATTTATCAAAAGTTTACGGGGTTAAAAAATCAACAATTAGCGATATAAGACTTAACAGGCGTTGGAAGAATCTAACCGAGGAAATGAAAAATTAATTACTTTGAAGCCCACAAATTGCTAGATCAAGTGCGTGATGGACACAATCACACTTTTGCCGACATTACCAAAGCACTTGAACTGGTTGGAGACATTGACGCAGACGTATGCGGAACTGGCCTTGGCAAATGGAGATCAAGCCCAAAAGGATGGCAGGAGACAATATTTGATACACCGATTTAAAGAGTTAGAGCAGGATTTCCCAGGCATTACGTTAATTATTTATCAAAAGATTAAAACAATAAAAAATGATATTTGCTGAAAAACTTGATTACGGCAAGGTTGCCGAAGGATTAATTGCTCAATGGTTAATGGCGCGTGGTAATTTAATATTGCCAGTGTATGAAGTGGAAAAATCAGCAAACAAAGGGCCGCAATTGTTTTCAGTGGCTAATAGTCTTGTTTCTCCGGATTTGGTTGCCTTTACATCAAACGGTGTAATGTGGATTGAAGCAAAGCACAAAACTGTTTTTACCTGGCACCGCAATACACAACACTGGACAACCGGCATTGATTTGCGTCATTATGAAGATTATATGGAAGTTGCAAAGCAAACAAAACTGCCGGTATGGTTAATGTTTTTCCACCGTAATGAAATGCCAAGCGACAACGATAAACGTTACGGGTGCCCGTCTAAATGCCCGACAGGTTTGTATGGCGGTGACGTGTTTACTTTGAGTTTAAAAGAACACCACAGAACTTTAGCAATTAATCATGAGCGAGACGGTTGTTTAGGACACGGTAAAAGTGGAATGGTTTATTGGGCGCATGGCGATTTAAAACAACTTGCTACCAAACAAGAAGTTTTGGATTCTGCTAAAAATAGGCAATCAAATGATGCAAATCTGCTTTGAAGTCCCAGGCCAACCCCGTGGGAAAGGCAGACCAAGGTTTGCAAGAAGGGGAAACTTTGTCAAAACTTACACCGATGCAGCCACCGCCAGCTACGAAGATCAAATCAGGTTTTACGCTTTGCAAGCAATGGGCAGCAGTGAACCGCTAAAAACGGCGCTAGCGGCTTTTATTTACGTGAGGCTACCAGTGCCACAGTCCTACTCTAAAAAGCGCACTGAGGCCTGTTTAAGTGGCTTGGAGAGGCCATGCAAGAAACCAGACTTGGACAACATCATAAAAGCCATGATGGACGGCATGAATGAAATTGTCTACGATGACGATGTGCAAGTAATCAGTATTCAAGCAACAAAACGCTATGCAATAAATGCTGGTGTAGATATTTTAATAAAGGAAACAGAATGATTGAACGTAAATTAGACGCGCTTGGTAATTCACCATATTATGTATGCACGCTTTGTAATTGGGCATATTCCGGATTGCATGAAGCAAATAAACATGGTTTGAGTTGTGGGTATAAAGAGCCGCAACAGCCAGCATTTCAAAGCATTTCCAGAAAACCACAGGTAGAAAAGAAATGAAAATAGCAGTATGGGAACCTGTCCAAGCCCACCGGGAAATGATGACGGTTATCTGGCCCACGCTCAAGTCAATGCTGATGGCTGGGCACAAAATGACGATTGAGATCAAGCAAAGCAGGCGCAGCACCGAGCAGAACGCTATGTTTCACAGTCTGATCGGCAAAATCAGCACAGCAATGGCGGCGGCAGGCAGCACTTGGACAGCAGACGATTGGAAACGATTGTTAGTCGATCAGTGGGCGCATGACACAGACAAGAAGATCGGCAAAGTATGCCCGAGCCTAGATGGTGAGAGAATCGTCCAGCTTGGCCTGCAAAGCCACAAATTTACTACGGGCGAAAGCAGCGAGTTTATAGAATTCTTGTACGCCTGGGCAGCGCAAAAAGGCATTGATGTATCCTAAACACCAGTATGTCAGAGACAAAGCCTTGTTAAAACGGGTTGCCCTGCTAAACTGCCAGCATTGCGGTAGCGGAGAAATGGTGCAAGCAGCACATACAAACTGGGGCGGCGGCAAAGGCAGGGGCGTGAAATCTGACGACAACTTGGTGGCAGCACTATGCCAAACGTGCCATTATGAGATCGATCAAGGCGCAAAGTTAAGCAAACAGGAACGACAAACCATGTGGCAAGCTGCCCACGAAAAGACAATAAAGGCGCTAAATGATTGAGATACAGTACAAAGCGACAGAGGATTTGATACCCTACGCACGCAACAGCCGCACGCACAGCGCCGAGCAAGTGGCACAAATAGCCGCCAGCATACGGGAATTTGGCTGGACAAACCCTATATTGATAGACGGCGAAAACGGCATTATTGCCGGGCATGGCAGAGTATTGGCAGCGCATAAGCTAGGCGAAACCCAGGTGCCGACAATTGAACTTAGTCACATGAGCGACACTCAAAAACGGGCATACATCATTGCTGACAACAAGCTGGCGTTAAATGCAGGATGGGATAGTGAGATGCTGGCGCTGGAAATTGAAGATTTGCGAGATGCAGGATTTGATTTAGATATATTGGCTTTTGACCCTTCAGAATTGCAAAATTCTGCTGTTGATTATTCTGTGCTAGATGATGATGATGTTGAAGATCAACTAAACGAAATGGCAAACGGTGTGCGGAAAGCAATACAAATTGAATTCGAACCAGAGCATTATGAAGAAGCGCAAGAATTGGTAAAATTTTGGCGAGATAATAAATCTTATGTTGGCATGATGGTTATAAATCATTTACGAAATGAAAAAAACAAATTGTGAAAGTTTTCACGTTTTTTTACAATCGTTATGAAACTGCCACCACAAGCAAAGCATTAAATGAAAACGGCATAGCACACAATGTTTTAATACATAATGCTGATGATTTGCAAAAGTTCGTGAAAGGCGGCACGATACACGGCAAAGTTACAGTGACTAACAATAATAAAGGTTTAGCCTACCAACGCAACACAGCGTTAGATATGATAGAAACCGGTGAATGGGCGGTGTTCATGTGTGATGATTTTCAAAAAATTAAAGCATATTCAAAAGAATTTATATTAAGCAAAACTCAATCAATAGATATTAATCACCAAAACCAAAACAAATACAGATTAAAAAATAAAATTACATTAAAAGAAATGTTTAATTGGTTTCCAAAATTAATTGAACTTGCTGAACAAAATAATATCCACTTGATTGGTTTCGGTTTGCATGACAACCCAATGAACTTGCGTAAAAAATTTACGACAAAAGGTTTAGCAGACGGGCGTTTTTGGCTTGTGCGTAAAGCGCAATACAAATTCGATATAAACGCTCAATTAATTGACGATGTAGCTTGGACAGCCGAAAACTTGGTGCGACATAAAAACGTGCTGATTTTGAATTGGTGCGTCCCTTATTTTGAGCGATATACCGCTGGCGGTTTTGGCAGCACAACAGAGCGCAAAGCACTTCGCATAAAAGAATGCGCGTATTTGGCAAACAAATTTAACCCTTTGGTAAAGATAGCAGAGAAGCCTGGTTGGGATTACGGCACACATATCCGGATATACGGGTCAGATGGCAACATCGCAGCAATCAGGCAAAAAAGAGGCCTTTTATGAAAATTGTGGAACTGGCGCAACAAACGCACACAATCAAAATTGGCGATGTTTGCGGGGACATAGAACCAAACATCATTGAGGACACACTTTTTACCGCCAATGGTATGCCCGTGGGCTTTTACATCAAAGAGTTAACAGGCCGTATTAAGCAGCTTGCTGAGGTTGCTAACGCAGAATTGTTAAGCGACAGAGTGCCCAAAAGCGAAATGAGGCGATCAAGCGGGATGTTGAATAAAGAGTTTGAGGTAAAACAATACAGTACGATCTTAGGTAGTTGTCCACCTAAACCTCACATGAAACGCCCGTATCCAGCTATATCAAGCGTGCATCAAGTGAAATCTGCTCAAACATTTATTAAAGCAATGTTGCTATTATGCAAAGAAGCTGAAAATTTGATTGTAGAAATTGTCCCAGAAATTTATCACAATCAAAAAAAAATCATTACAGAAAAAGTACCGCCACAATTTAGATTTGGCGAATTGTTTACGTCAAGTATTAGCAATTTTAATATACCGGCACCTTTTCACAGAGATGCAGGCAATTTAGAAGGATGTGTAAACGTCATTATTGCTAAGAAACACAACGCAAGAGGCGGGAATACAACCGTACCAGATTACGGGGCAACAGTAGACAGCCGGGACAACTCAATGCTGGTGTATCCTGCTTGGCGCAATGTGCATGGTGTGACACCCATACGCCCAACAGCAGAAGGCGGCTACCGCAACAGCTTAGTTTTTTACCCTCTTAAAGCGTTTAACAATTATTGGGAAGTCAGTGCCAACTTACCCAACCAACAGTAAGTGTGGCGAACTAGGCTGCAAAGAACCAAGAAGCAAGCTAAACAGCTTTTGCATCAAGCACGGCGGCAAAGACAACTTAGACGCTAGACAGACTGACAGCATCTACCAAACACCAGCCTGGCGCAGCATCAGACGCAGACAGCTATCCATACAGCCCTTATGCCAAGCCTGCCTATCTAGAGGGCGAATAGAGGCCGCACAGCACGTAGATCACGTATTCCCTTGGAAGCATATAGGCCAACACGCTTTCCTGCACAACATCTTCCAAAGCCTATGCCATGCAGATCACAGCTACAAGACAGGCCAAGAGCGTAAGGGTAACTACCTACACTGGACAATGGAAGGCGAGAAGGCATACACGCAGGACGACTACAGCTATACGGTGTTAAATGCACAAAGGAACTGAACATCAGCCAAAAGGCGCATCTGTTGTTTATTGGATACATAAGCCACAGCACACAGATATAACCAAAGAAGGTTATGTTGGTATCACGCACAACATGGCTATGCGTAGATGGGCAGATCACAAAAGCGCATCCCGCAAAAACCCAGATAATCATTGCGTCATTGTCAATAAAGCCATTCGTAAACACGTTAACCTAATCTATGAGGTAGTTCTAGTAGCCGATACCCGTGAATACTGTGAACGCATAGAAGAATTGTTAAGACCTACTAACCATATAGGTTGGAACATTTCCCGCGGTGGTATGCCTGTTGATCCCATAATGGGAGGTATAGCCACTAAAGAACGATGGATCAAATTTTGGATAGATAATTCAATTGAAGCGGCTAATCGATGGTGGAAAAATGAATGTAATTTGCTTAAAAAACAAACAACAGTACAACGAATAGCACAACGTCAAGCAAACAAACACGTTCCATTTACATTAGATAGAAAACATGACTCACGCAACAAATCTGGTTATACCGGCGTAAGTTGGTTTCCAAAACTTAGTAGATGGAGATCACAAATAGGCGTGATTCCAATAGTAATTAGCATTGGTTACTTTGAATCACAAGAACAAGCGCATTTAGCCTATTTAAAAGCAAATGCAATTAGATTGATGTGGCGGCAAGGACGTATCACCAGGGAAGATGCACTCAATCAAATCAAAAGTCTCCAAACGGGGAAATTAAGTTAGAAACATAAAAGTGTGGCTTTTACGCCAAAGCAAGCTCGGACCCAATTACCCGCAAAAGGGGTTGGGGAAGGGGGCCTAATCTGATAATATCGGCGCATGAACCGACTTCCACCAGAATTACACATTGTCCACGGCACCAAAGCCGAACATAAAGGCAGGCCGCTGCCCGAGGCCATACGCCAACGTATACCCAAGCCCGTTTGGCTAGACGATCCTGACTTGTGGGACATGGATGTTTTTATTACCTCCACCGCTGATTTCCTTTGGGACACGTATGGCATTGGTTCAGCGCAAGATCAGCACTTGCTTGGCGCACTGGCTTTTCAGCTTGACGTTTTTGTCAAATGCATCAAAGGCGCTCGAGCCGGTGGGCCAGTGACTAAATTTAATGCCGGTGCAACGGTTGGCACAAACCCGTATCTGACGACAGGCGAACGTGCGCTAGGCCGAGCCATTATGATAATGAACGAATTAGGCTTGACACCCAGGGGCAGGCTGGCAACAAACAAAATTGAAAGCGGCAAATTTGCTGCATTGATGGCTGGCCCGTGAATTTTGAAGATGGCATCTTATATGCCGTGCGAGTTGTCAAAGGCGAGATATCTGTTTGCCGAAACGTTACGCTTGCTTGCCAAAGGTTTTTAAATCAAATTGAAGATAAAACCTGGGCATACGAATTTCATGCTGATTTTGTAAAACATTTTTTAATGTTTGCCAGCGAGTTGCGGCACACCAAAGGCCCAGACGCAGGCAAGCTATTAGTGTTAGAACCGTGGCAGCTATTTATAGTCTGCGCTATTTACGGGTTTCGGAACAAACGAAACAAAACACAGCGCATGGTCACTGATGTGATTGTGTTTGTTCCCCGCAAGGCAGGCAAATCCACACTGACAGCAGTTATTGCCCTGTACGAATTAATCTGGGGCGAGGCAGGCGCAGAAGTTTATACCTTGGCGACAACTAGGGAGCAAGCCGGGATTGTGTTTCACGCAGCTACTGGGTTTGTTGAGGCCATGCCGCAAAACATTGCCGCCTTGTACAACGTCAGCAGGCACCAGATAACCAAGGCAGGCGACAGTCAGACAGTATTTAAGGCATTGTCCAGGGACACCAAAAAGACAGGCGATGGCATGAACCCAGCCTGCGCTATTGTGGACGAAGCCGCTCAGATTGTTGATCGCAACAGCATTGAAGTACTGCACAGCGGCATGGTTGCCAGGCTTAACCCGTTGCGGATTTACATCACCACCGCTAGTTTTACCAAAGAAACCAAATTCCACGAAGATTTAACCCTGATGGAATCCATGCTAACAGGCGAGGCCACCGACAATCCGCATTGGTTTGGCCTGTTGTACAGCCTAGACGCTGGTGACGATTGGCGTAATCCATCCGTGTGGGCAAAATGCAATCCGATGCACGGCATATCTGTCTTTGAATCAGCAATCGCTGAACGGGCAGAAATGGCAAAGCACAAGCCTGCTGCCCTTAATGAATTCCTGTGCAAGACGCTAAACGTCTACGTCAGCGCAAATTCTGCTTGGGTTGATCGTGCATATTGGGATGACGCCAAATGCGCTCTAGTGCCCGATAGACAGCCCGAGGCGGTATTTATTGGGTTTGACTTGGCAGCAACCCGAGATTTGAACGCCGTCTGCACGCTCAAGCGGTTTTCTGATGATGACTACGAAGCAGAATTTAAATTCTTTTTGCCGTCTGATGGCTACGATTTAATCCCCAAGCACTACGGCGACATTTTTGCAATAGCTAGGAAATCAGGCATTTTGCACATCACTCAGGGCAATGTCATGGATGATCGGGAAATCAGCGAGTACATTCTGAAGCAGTGCGAAAAGTACGAAGTTAAAGAAATCGGCTTTGATGCTTACAACGCCGCCAGCCTGGTGGCTCGGCTAAATGATGCTGGCCTGCCGCTCAAAAAAGTGGGCCAAGGCATGGCAGTTTTAAGCAACCCAAGCAAACACGTAGAGAAGTTGCTGATGCAATACAGTATCAAGCATGACGGCAATCCATTTGTCGGCTGGCAGCTTGGAAACTGCGAAGTCTACGAAGATGTTAACGGCAACGTCAAAGTCAGGAAAAATGAAGCGGACAAGTCTGCCAAGGTGGACGGCATCATATCTCTCATCATTAGTATGCATTGCAACCTTGATAATCCAGTACAATCCGGATTCGGTTTCAGAACTTTTTGAGGTGAAAACATGGCTTTATTTGACATTTTCAAGCAAAAAGCTGTAAAAGAATCCAATTCGATGTTTGGGCAGACTGCCCTTGGCAATAATGTATTGTGGGGCAGCAGCAACAAATACAACAGCGCCAGCAGTCAAATACTCTATGTAACCACGGGCAGCAGCACAGACGCTGGCAGGCCTGTGGACATGAGCATGATGAGCCGTAATTCCACAATTATGGCCTGCGTAGGGGCAAAAGCCAGGGCAATGGCTCAACTGCCAATTCGAATTATGTGCGAAATGGACGATGGCAGCTACCACGATGCCGTGAAAAGCCCAGAAGTTAGCAGCAGGGACAAAGCCAAAGCCAAGCAAGTGGCTTATCTATTAGGCAACCCAAACAATTTCCAAAGTGCCTACGAATTCTTGTACCAGTACATCATGTGGCATGAGTTATCGGGCGAGGTTTACATCCTGTGGTGGCGCAAAGATCAGGAAAGCAGCACTCAAACCCCGTTAGAAATGTACGTTTTTGATAGCACTTTAATCAGTACTACCGTCAATGTAACCAGATACCCCAGTTACAGACTTAGTACCCCGGCATACGGTTTTAACCGGGACGAACCGCTTGCAGCGCATCAAGTCATGCACTTGGTTGATGCCGCTTGGCAGGGAAATGGCGGCTTTAATAAAGGCATTTTGGCGGCAGAATTGATTGGCCTAGATCAAGATATTGACTTGTACGCTAACTACGTAATGCAAAACGGGGCCAAGCCCAGCGGAATGTTTGTCACCGAAAACGTGATTCCTGATGGCAAGTACAAAGAAATAGCAGCACGCCTCAAAGAAGCATGGTCATCAATGACAGGCAGTCGCAACGCAGACCCCAGCAAGCCAGGCCAAGGTATGCTACTAGATCAAGGCATGAAATACCAGCCGCTGGATATGCTGACGCTGCAAGATACTGACTGCGCCAAGCTAAAAGAGCAAACTATGAAACGCATCTGCGGGTTATTTGGCGTACCGCCTGCAATGATTGGCATCGCCGATCAGAAATACAACAACACCCAGACAATGCTAGATGAATTCTACAAATCCAGTATGTACCCGCTGCTGGTAAATGTCCAGCAAAAGCTGAAGCAGCACCTGCTTGTCGGATACCCTAATTTGTGTGTAGAATTTGACACACGGGCATTTTTGCGTGGTTCGCCAGTAGATCAGATGAATTTTTCGGTGGCTGGCGTAAATGCAGGCATAATGACGGCAAATGAGGCACGGGAATATCTTGGCATGAAAAACATCGACGGCGCGGATGAATTGAAAGCAGGAAAGCCTGGTGATACAATTCCCGGCAGCAGCCCACAAGATACTGGCGGCGGTGGCGGCAACCAGACTCGGAAAATGAATCTTGGCAAATAAACCGCCGCACGAACTGGCGATGCTGCTTGCAAAATTCAAGCAAAAAAAGCCGCAGACAATACACGACATGGACAAAACCAAAACAACCGAGGTAATCCATGAACGAAATGCTAATCGTCTGCGAAGCAAAACTAAATCTGAACCAGCAACCCGGCACAATTGAGGCCAGGGTTACAAGCTGGGGGCCGAGAGAAGGCGCAGACGGGCGCAAGTTTAACTATCAGCCCGAAGGCTTTGCAGATTGGGCCAAGCAATTTGAGGCAATGGGCAGGCCGCTGCCAATGTTTGTTAATCACAGCGCAGATGCCATTCCGGTTGGCGAGTGGATGCATTTTGAGTTTGACGATACAGGCATGACTGCAAGCGGCAGGCTCTACACCAACACCACCCAGGGCAGCGATCTGTACAACGTAATGAAAGAATCTCCTGCCATGTTTGGCGGGGTATCTGTTGGCGCATATGCGGAAACGTATCAAATGGTTAACGCTGACGGCGAACCAGATGAAACCGACGAAGGTTATTTCCAGATCACAAAGGGCGGTTTGCGGGAAGTGAGTGTAGTAATGTACCCAAATAACCCCGAAGCCTGCGTCAGCAAGCTGGAATACTTTAGGCCCGATGGGTCTGCTAATTTAAAGATTTTGGAACAAGTCCTGCGTGATGCTGGGCTATCCAAGAGTGATGCGGTTGCCGCTGCATCGACTTTCAAACGGGTGCTGGAACAGCGTGATGTTGTCCAAATACCTAATGAAACTGCGCCGAACCAGAGCGACTCTGATGCGGAGGCAACCATACTCGCTGCCTTAGAGCAGCGGGAATTACTGCAAACTTTGTCTAACCGTTTAAGGAAATAATCATGTCCCAAGTCATTATCGAAAAACTCGACGCTATTGAAGCCGCCAACGCCGCCAAGATTGCCGAAGTTACCAGCGCAGCTACTGCTGCAATTGACACTGCCAAAAATGAGATGACCGAGAAAATCTCGGCACTTGAAGCAAAAATCAGCACGCTGCAAATGCCTGCCGTCATTCGCATTGCTAAAACAATCCGTACCGATGTAAATCGCTCTGTGCGTGAGCAACTCAAATCGTTTTATTCTGCCAACAACAGGGTGGAAAAAGCACTAAAGATTTTTGCTGATGAAAATCAATATCTGGCCTACATGAACGAAGCCAGTGCGCTAACCGGCGGTGGCAATGGCATCGGTGGACGCACAGGTTACGATCCTGTGTTTGCTGCAATGCGCCTGGCTAATCCAATGCGTGGCTTGAGCCGCACTGTTGTGACCGATGGCTCTAGTTACCAATTCCGCAGCAAAACCGGCAACGCTGGCGCAACCTGGGGCTACACCGTACAAAACAACGGCTCGGCAACCACGCAAGATATGAACATCTGGCAATTGGTGCTGCAAGACTTGAACGTGCAGTTTCCAGTTCGCACATCTGCACTGGACGACATTGACGGGCTGGAAGGCACCATTGTTGACGATATGCTGATGGAGTTTGCCCAAGCCGAAGCGCAGTCCATGATTCAGAACAGCGATCAAACCAACTCGCCAAATACCTACGGCGGTACTTCTGGTTTGCGTGGCCTAGATCAGTATCCTGGCGCAAATGCTACGTATACCGGCGGCACTACCAGCGCAGCGGCTTACGGCACCAGCGGCACGGGCAGTGCTACCGGCCTACACAGCATTGCAACCTACGATCAATTGACTAGCAACGTCAATACTGTTGGCGCAAATGCAATAACGTACAAAGACGTTATTAATCTTTGCTACGCATTGCCTCAGCAATATTGGACGACTAGCGCCTGTTTTATGGTCAACCCTGTGCTGGCGCAAGCTATCCGTGGCCTGCAAGACACCAATGGACGCCCAATTTTTAACAGCATGGAATCGCTGAATCCAGATGGCATCATTGGGCAACTGTTGGGCTTTAATGTCGTGATGAACAAATATCTCGACAACCCAAGCCAAGCAACCACCGGCAGCGCAGGCACCACATCGTTCTATCCGATGTACTTTGGCAATTGGCAGCTTGGACACAGCATCATTGATCGTATGGACATGGTGATGCGCCGCTACGATCAAACGCTGCCCGGCTCAATAACTTTCTACGGAGAAAAAAGATTAGCCACGTCAATTCGTGATCCGAACGCCATCATCCGTTATCGCTCCACTGGCACTGCGACCTAAGTTGCCATTAGCAGGGGGAGGTTGGACTCTCCCTGCCTTTTTTAACCATTCGGGAAAAATTAAATGACTACAGCACGCATTTTGCAGGGCATCAAACAAACGCTGCACGAAGGCCATGCAGTCAAGATTGATTTAACCGAAGCCTCAGCCCTCACTGGTTCCGGAAACGGAATCGGTGGGCGCACATTTTTTGATAACGCTTTTGCTGCGCTGCGATTTGGCAATCCCATCCGAGAAGCAGCAAGGGTAATTCCTGCATTTGGCAGTAGTGTGCAATTTGTGGCAAAGACAGGTAATGCTGCTAACAGCACAAACCCCTGGCTTTACGCTGCCACTCCAAACACTGGCTCACCTAACACCGCCACTAGCATTTGGCAACTGCCAACCCGTGTAGTCAGCGCCAGCTTGCCCGTGCGAACAGC